GTACAGGATACGAACGCATCTACACCGCTGACGAGTTTCTATCCGAGATGGATGGTCACAGCCAGATTCAGCGCATCCGCACTTGGGCTAAGTACGCCATCAAGCGGTACAGCAAGTAGTGGGGACAGAAATGAGCAGTGCAAAGCATAACCCGATAGACACAGGAGGAATAAATGTCGGAAGCAACCTATAAGGTAATCGATGTGTACTACCGCTGGAAAGACGAGGGCAACGACACTGACGAGTACGGCGTGTATTCAGCCAGTATCGCTGTTGGAGAAGTACCAGTAGAAGTAATCGAGTACCCATCATTCGACGACGGCATCTTCTTTTACGCAAAGAACGATGCAGAAGTCGAAGCACTATACAACGAAGACAACGGACAGGACTTTGTCCTACTAAAGGAGAGCAAGTGAACCCAGAGATTAGAGACCGCATCATGTCGGTTGCCAGCGCACCGATGAGCCTCGAGGAGAAGTTGTCGTGGCACTTCTCAGTCAACCTCATACCGCCAGTGCCTACCAGCATGATACCCGTAGCCAAGCAGGCTATCATCATCGCTCAGCAGGGACTTGACCTGAACACCCAACTTGACTTGCCAGATGGTTCAACCCATAATGGTTTGTCTACCACCACAGCAGGCGACATCATCTACGGTCACTATCTACAGGCTTTTGTAGACGGTGGCATGGACGAAGCATAAGGAGAACCATGCTAAAAGCATCCGTCAGAGAAGACCTGCGGAAACAAGAACTACTCATCTCTGTACAGACATCACCTGATACAGCGGAGTGGGTAACCTTCACTGACCGCCCTGCCAAAGCAGTGTGCCAGTGCGAGGATTATTGCGACGGGGATGACGACAGTCATCTCTACCAAGTAGTACTAGAGGATGGGCGAGTAGTTATCGCTGACTCTATCGACATCGAGTTTGAAGGAGCAAACTAATGGGACGCATGAAGGAACTATACACACAGGGAGTTACAGACCTACACTCATACAATGTAGGTCGTGTAGACGGCAGGATGCAGAAGAGCGCAGAGATTATTCTCTTGATTCAGAAAGCCCTCAACAACCCAGCCCTCGACCTCGACAGGATGACCCCTCGTATGGCACTAGCCGTACTCATCGGGGCTATCCAGTTGCACTCACAAGAAGAGGCAGAGGTGATTGAAGATGCAGACCTTCGTACCGATAGCGACAACTAACTTCTTGCGGATTGCTGAGACGCTAGACAACAAGCGCCTCAACAAGCAAGCCCTTGAGGGTTGGCAGATTCTTATGACCCTGACCGAACTCGACCCCATGGGCAACGACCGCATACCAAAGGGCTGGGTCAACCATCCAGCCGTGAAGATGTGGCGTGGTCACGAGTTTGCTCTTTACAACTACATCCTGTCCATGACCCATGAGTGGGTCAGCAGAGGGTACAAGACCACCATCGCAGACAAAGCCACAGCCACTCTCGAGATTGCAGAGAAGCGTGGAAGAGTGGGCAGAACACTACCTGCTTGGATGCTAGTTGAAGACAAGTACGAAGCCATCGCCTCAAGCCACCGCCTAGCACTGCTCAACAAAGAGTACGAGTGGTACTCACAGTTTGGTTGGGCAGAAGACAATGGCACTAAACCATCCACCTACGAATACATTTGGGAGTAACCATGCTACTAAAGCACGCTGTAGGCTCAACCTTACGCAGAATAAGACAAGAGCAAGGTAAAACTTTGCGAGAAGTTGCTAAGCCATCGTTCATCTCTATCGGATACCTGAGTGAGATTGAGCGAGGCACAAAGGACGCATCAAGTGCGATACTCGAAAGCATCACTCAATGCCTGAACATCGACACCGTAACTCTCGTCCGTGAGATTTACGACTACCTAGAGGAACACGATGGCTAGTAGAAGAGACATACAAGAACTGAAGAAGCAAGCCGAGTGTCAAGGCTGGGTGGTCGAACCCACCCGTAAAGGACATTACAAGTGGCTATCTCCTAACGGAGTATTCTTCTTCTCCGCAAGCACTCCATCAGACTACCGAGCAGTAAAAAACATCCAGCGAGACCTGAAGAACAACGGGTTCATCGTTATCGAGCGTAAGAAGGGGCGCAAGTAACATGGCATTGAAAGACAAGCAAGTACTAATCGTTGACGGCACAGACGGGCTGTGCAAGGACGCAGACCCAGACCTATTCTTCCCCGAAGGTAAAGGTCATGTCGAAGCAACTCGACAGGCTAAAGCCATCTGCTCCGACTGCCCTATCGTGGAGAACTGCTTAGCAGTTGCCATGGCTAACGGAGAGAAGTTTGGCATCTGGGGTGGAGCAACAACCAAAGAGCGTGAGTACCTCCGTAGGCGACCACACCAGATTAGTAGCCACATCCGCATCCTACGCACCAGCCAAGGACGCAAAGACCTTGTACCTATCGTGGACGAGAACGCCATCTTCTAATAAGAAAGCCCCCAACCGTTATGGCTGGGGGCTTCTCTTTAGGAACGCTAATGGAGATGAGGCTCTAGTTCCTCCATCAGAAGCATCTTAGGCTTTGCACCAGATGCCTGATAGACAATCTCCCCACCCTTGTACAGGCGAAGCGTAGGAATAGTAGACAGCCCATAAGCCAAAGGCTCGTTAGCATCCACATCAACCTTCGCTACCAACAAGCGGTCAGCCCACTCGTCCGACAGTTGCTCAAGAACAGGTAGCATCATCTTGCACGGACGACACCACTCAGCCCAGTAGTCAACCAAGACAGGCTTATCGGCAGAGCCGATAAACCCATCAAAGGTATCCACAGTCAGGTTAGTAATCATTGGTTGTCCTTAATCAACTTAATCTCGCAAGCATCGGTGGTGCAGTAAGCCTCACCGATAGCATCCGAAGCCAAGCCTTCGTACACGCCAGCGAAGTCGATAGGGAAGAGTTGCTTTCCGTAAGCCTCGTACTCCTCCTCCGTAATCTGGGTGTAAGGCATCTGAGGGTAAGTGTCGTTACCCATAGGCAAGAACGACACCGTCTTCAACTGACCATCGTAGAGGTGCAAAGCCGTACCCACAGCGTCCGCCTCAGTGTTTGTGTTGAAGGTCACTGTGACGGAGACGCTGTTATCGCTCCAGTAACGCTGAGCCGTTGCCGCCAAAGCCATCTTCTCGTAGATGGAGACTTCCTTCTCCGAACGCTTAGCCTCCGACTTGATAGGGAAGAAGACTACCGAAGTGGTGTCTGGCGATTCCGAAGCAGGTTCAACACGGTAGTTAGCCATCTTGAAAAGCGGAAGCATTGGGTCAGTGTTGGAGAAGCGAATAGCACGGTTAAAGAACTTTCCACCAGCAGTCCAGTGGACACCTGGGCTTTCTCCAGCGAGGATGCTCACAGTACCCGATGGCTTCACGGTCGTGGTTTTGATGGACTCACGAACACCCAGCCACTCACTGTAAGTCTGGTCATACTGCTTGACGACAGCGTAACCCTCATCCATCCACTGGCGAAGCAGGTGGTGACCCTTGTTGTCAGCGAAGTTGGCAACACCCGAAATCGAAGTTCCAATACGGCGGTTGCGTTGCATGATGGAGTTCGTCTCCTCCCAGTGGGTAGGAAGAAGAGTCACGGTCTTGGCGTAGAGGTAAGCAAACTTCAAAGTGCGCTTGAAGTCCTCCAGCGAGTCGTGACGGTTCAGGTAAGTCTCCACAAGAGTACACATCTCGAAGGACTCGAGGCTCTGCTCCGCACAAGGGTTGTAGCCCATGATGCGGTGGTCTTTGTTGTTGACTGGGTCAACCAAGCGACCGTACTTACGGGAAACATCCATCCAGATAACACCAGGCTCACCGTTGCGAACGATGCCATCCACGATAGGGCTGAAGTCAGTTCCGACAGCAACCTCTACCGAGTTGTTGGACATCCAAGCCCAACCTGGGTTCTCAGGGTCGTACGAGTTGCGCTCAGGGAAAGCCTCAGCGTTCTTCAAGTTCAAGAAGCCTTCATCGTCAATACGGCCGATAAGCAACTCGGCGGAACGGCGAACATTTCCCGAAACCACACAGACACCAATAAGGTTGCCGATGTCAGCGATGTCCTTACGAGTAAGCAGTTCACCCTTGCGACCAAGGAAGATGCTACGAATCTTGTTGTGGAGTTTCAGAAGAGGCTCGTGTCCAGCGGCAGTTCCACCAAAAGTCTTGATAGGAGCGCCGTAAGGGCGAATCTGGTCGTAGTTGAAGTCCCAGTTTGGCTGGTCAGGCTTCAAGAAAGAGTTAATCAAAGCCGTAGTGGACTCAGCCCATCCTTCACGAGTGTCAGGGATGTCGTAGTCCTGAGGAGTGCCAGGCTCGTAAATCTCAAAGCCCTTGTCCGCACCCTTGTCGTCAAAGCCAACTCCAACACCAAGCATCGAAGCCTCCATAAGGAAAGCAAAAGGCTTGGCTGGGTTGTTCTTGGTCATTTCAAGAGTCGATACAAAAGCACAGTTCTGCAAAGCCGCCGAGTTCTTCTGAACATTGACGATGTCAGTTCCCATAACCCAAAGCCCACGACCTGGGGGAGTCCACTTGAGATTGAATAGCCTATCAAAAGCCTCCTTAGCCGAAGCCGCCGCCTTAGCGTCAGACCAAGGTAAGCGTGCTTGCTTAGCGTGGTCTTTCTGAAGAGAGTACATACCGTTAATGACACGCTCACATACATCCGACCAAGTTTCCTTAGTGCCGTCTTCCTTGAGACGAGAGTATGTGCGGAGGAATGTAATCTCACCTACGGAGTTTCCTGCAACATCTGCGTATCCAAACGGTGCTTTTTTGTCCTTGTATCCAGCGATGAAGTCATCTGCGAGTTTGAAGGAGAAGTTAACCATTAAAGCCACCATTTTCTGTTTTATCTAAATACCCCCCGATTGGGAGGACTTCTATTGTCTCGTAGAAGAGCCTAGCACGCTTCTACTAACTTCTCCAAATAGTGACTATTTTGGTGCGAATGTGAATCCAAATACAGCAGGTTGCTGTTATCAGATACTACTCTTCTATCTTCTGTTGGATAATCATGGTGGTTTGCTCCTCCGACAGACCCTGCTGACGCTCCTTCATGGCGTTCACACGGTCACCAAAAATGGCACTCAAAACACCCTGACCAGCGTTGCGCTGAGCAGTAATCTGAATAAACTCTTTCGACTCGTCCAAGTCCTTCATGGACTTCAACATCTTGAAGTATCTATCCATCTCCTGAGACACATTCGGGTCAGCGTATCCACCGTTCATTTCTTCCGCAAACCGCATAAATGCTACTCGCTGGGCTTGCATCTCCAACAGCGCAGTGTTCATTGCACGCAACTGTTCAGGTGTCTCAACCTTGATTGGCAGGTTAAACGCACAGGTGTTTTGGGGCTTAAATGCGGGACAGTTGGCAGCGACAAAACAGGTGTCACACTGTCTCAAACTGTTTGTGTTGGACTTGACTGTGGGTACTTCCGTAAGGATGTCTTGACCATTATCTGTACCAATAACGGTCTTCATCTCATACCCAAAAACAGGCATAGAAACGACCTCAGATGGGTCTCTTTGGACTACCTCTGCTCGTTCAACTTTCCGCATTTCGGAACCGCTGTTATTAGAACCCCCACCATGAAAATCCATCAAACCCGTGTATAGGGTGTCATCGTTGTTATCAGATACCATTGGCTCTTCCTTGCTTCCTTGAATCAGTTTTAGGTCTGGTCGCTTACTTTGGGTATTTGCTTCTAACTGCAAATACGACCAAACTGCGACCTTTGTTGCTTCTAGTGTGTCGTCGTCTATAAACTTCTGAAAATCCAACCCAGCCTGCTCGACGATACGCTTGTAACGAGGTCTGGCTTGTGCCTTCATCTTCTTCTGATACCGCACCAACTTCATGCCATCCCAGATAATCGTCTCTCCACGACGCATCGGAGACAGCCATGACAGGGTGCTTACGGAGTCAAACGGAATCTGTCGGAGGTTATCTGGCTTGGCTGTACCCAACGCCAAAATCGTCGTGCCGTGCATCGACTTCATGTTGCGAGTGATGCCCGCCAACGCTGGAACTTTGTCGATTGCGCTGCCAGAAATCGCTATTTGGTCATGCTCCGACGCCCACTGTTGGAGCAGTAACGGATTGTAAGTCTCATGCCAAACGATGATACGCTTCGAATCAAACCCCTGCGTGTCTCTTTGGTGTTGAATCCATGGCATACCCAAAACTTGTGAATCAAACTCCACCCAACCCTCTATACGGTCGTGGTTGTTTGCGACAAACTCTTCATACTCCGCAGCGAACTCTTCTAGTTCTCTACGAGACAGGTTTGCTTTGTCTGCTTGCGCTGCGCCTGAATCCACCCAAATCTTCATGTTGGGCAGAAAATGCTCGTTAAGGAGGTACAACTTGTGCTTAGGTAGCCCACGCTTGTACGCCCCCCAGAAGTTAAACATCACATTGGTGGCTCCAGCACGCTCTAACAGCGTTCTGTTGGAGGGAATCTCTGTTCCGCTGAAGATAATCCTACTCAAACCGCACACCCTCACCGTGGCTGTTTATGCGCTTGTCTTTGGTGCGGAGTTCATTCTGTCTGCGAATCTCGTCTTCGATGTCGTTCCATGCCCGCACCTTCTTGGGTGCGTCGGGACGAAACTCGAGGCGAGTGTAGGCGGGTACACCAAACATGATTGACGGGATGCCCTGCTCAAATGCTTTTGCCCAGTTGTGCGGATTGTTAGTTACAAATAGGTCTATGTTTCCTTTGGAACGGGCGACCTTCATCTGTCTAGGGGAGAGTTCTTCTCCAACAAGTCCCACAGACGAGTCCAGCAGGTTGTCGTAATCGACTACCTTGTTGACGTTAATCCACTGTTCAGCCTGTGCTTTAGTCAACTCTGTCATGAATGTGATGGAGTTATAGGCGGCTAACTGTGCAATCATGATGATGCCCGCTGGAATGGGCTCATCTTTCCTACCTCTGAGTACGCCTTCTAGTTCTACAAGTATGTGCATGGTTTCCTATTGTGCTTCGTAACAGTCGCATTTGCAGTCATCTATCACACAAATCTCTTGATAGAGTTCATGACTACACATACGACAGGTGTCGAGTAGAGACACTAGATTGACCTACTGTGTAACGCTGCTCGACGAATCAATGTTGCTGTATCAGGCAACTCTACCCCGTAGTTGGTACTTGGTAGTTGCTTAATGTTTTCACGAATTTGGCGCAGCAAATCGACAGTTCCTGTGCGCTTTCCGCCCTGCCAACGGTAGTTATGGAAGTCTGCGTATCCTTCACCCGTGTTTGAGAACGCTTCTCCACGGCTACCGTGAATCTCGTCATACATCGCAATCGCCTGCGACGCAGCGGCGTGCAAACGAACTTCAGCGTTTCTCTGTGCAGCGCCGCCGTGAGATGTCTGTACGTCCATCAGCGCCGCTGTGAACCTCTTGTGGACCTGTTTGGTAGCCTTGTAGTCATTCTCCACCACAGCCTCCCAGGCGGCGTTGTGCGGTGCCTGCTGAGTTGGGTCTGGAGCGACGGTCCACTCATCAAACTTTAGGTCGTACGCAGCGTAAGGTTTAATCGCTCGAATGTCTGTGGCAGTAGGGTTTACATAAAAAGTTAGTTCGTAACCATTCCAGTTGGAGGTCTGCCCCTGCAGTTCGTTGCGGAACCCCTCGTTTATTTCATCTGCAATCTCTTTATCGGAGAGACCACGGAACTCTGGGTTGGCTTTACGGAACTGAACAAAATCAACACCGACTAAACAATCCAGGTCACCTGGGTGTCGGTCTGCTGACCACTGGTAAGAAACACCAGAACCCGCCAACCACGGATGCGCCCACAAATCCGAGTGGCGGTAGTTCAGGCTTAGGAAATCGTGTAGGAGCGACAAGATACCTTTACGCACCCAAGACTGCAACTGTCTTCCCTGAAACAACTTAGGGTCGAGGTTAGCGGCGGGTGCGCTGAAATAAGAAGTGGGCTGGTCTTGTCCGTAAAAACTCATACTGCTAGTTTAGGCGGTAGGAGCGATGCTTTCTGGGTCAATGCCCCGTTCTTTCAGTGCATCTTTAATCTTGCCAGGAACCTGCTCAGGCTTCGGCTGAAGTTGAGACAGAACAATGTTCGACACACGAATAGCCAAATCATTGCGCTCAATCTCATCTACAATCTGACGAGAGGTCTGGTAAGTGTCCTCAGTTGTTGCCTGACGGACTGCCTTCAACTCTTCGTCTGGGAGTTGAGTGTATGTCACTAGTGAACCATCAACGCCACGAACAACGAGGTAGTAGTATTCTGCTTCCATTATTTTGTCACCAATCTGCGCTTAGTTGCGTCAAAAACCTTCGGGCGTTTCTTAGACGCCTTACCGTTCTGACGGTCTGTTGTGGATTTGCTTGGGGCTGGTGCCCCGCCTTTGCCTTTAGCCATGTGCTCTCCTTAGTTGTACATGCCCATAATAGCACGGCGACGCTGAATGACCTGACCGTGATACGGACAGAAATGACAAGTAAATACCTTCGGACCATCTAGGTGCTCAGGCTTTGGTAGACCTAACTCTCCACGCTCTTTAGCGGTGTCTGGAAGTAGGCGTTTTGATGGAGACTCGTAGTCATCACAGTTAACAGTTGGTTGATTGTGCTTCTGCCAGCAAGTCATCGCCTCTTCAGCGAAGGTCATCTTGGTCTCGTAGAAGTTCTTCTCAGGCGAAATCTCGTCAAGACCTCGTGAGCCACCCTTACGAAGTTGCTCAAGAATCTCCTGCTTGTCCTTGGCGTTAGCCCACGACTTCACGGGAACCTTGAACAGACGACCCTTGTGCGGGTCGCCTGAATCAAACTTGTGCTTCTCTAAAGACATCTCTAGGAGATAATCGAAGTTTGTCGGACCTTCATAGTCTGGCAACTCTTCGATAGTCTCACATACGAGGCATACGAGTAGGCGGATGATTGGGCCGTCGATAGGCTTAGAACCGATTACGGGCTTGAAGTCCGTCATGTTGTGCTCCTTGTAGTGTTACGAATCAGTATAACGGATTAAATTCCTAGCGTTTTACCTGGGTGGTGATTACCGATGCAGTCTGGGCAGGCACGTGCGGGACGCTCGTCCGTGTCAGACATAGGTCCGTTATAGTCCATGTGCTCGTCTGGGTGGTATGCGCCACAGTAGTCACACTGAACCATACCCTCTGGTGGCATCCAGTTTTCGTCACGACGCTCGTACTTGCCAGTAGTCTGGTTTAGTATCTTCGCATCGCTAAGACGGCGAGCACGTTCGTACGATGACTCTGCCATGACTAGTTCGCAATCATACGTCCGCCACCGCCACCAGAAGTTGCGGCAGGCTTAGCGGCAGGCTTTGCCATAGGCTTCTTAGCGGCTGGCTGAGACACAGGCTTCTTCTTAATAATGTTGCCTGGGTCAACAGGGCCCTTCTTAGCGGCAGGCTTCTTAAGCCCAGCGCCAGAAGGCTGACCCTTGATTAGGCCCTGCTTAGCGAGACCCTCAGTACGGGCTGTTACAGTGTCAAACTTACCCTGGTTTGGCTTACCAGCGGCTGGAATCTTACCTGGGCCGTAGTTGCTTCCTGGCTTTGGCTTGCTTGCCTTTGGAGCCATTGAGCCACGGCGGTCGTCACCAAACTTGCCCTTAGCCAACTGCTTACCGCTGGCGGTAGGCTTTGGTCCCTGACGGCGGTCATCACCGAAGTTACCCTTGGCTAGTTGCTTACCACTTGGGGTAGCCTTTGGAGCCATCGAACCACGACGGTCATCTCCAAACTTACCTTTAGCAAGTTGCTTACCACTTGGGCTCGCCTTTGGTGCCATTGAGGTGCGGCGCTCATCGCTCGATGGCTTACCTGCCATTGGGCTACCAGAACGAGCAGGACGGCCAGTTGGCATAGGCTTTGCCTGAGTCTTAGAAGGGGTTGAACCTGGCTTTGGGCCAGAAGGCATTGGCTTCGCCTGAGTCTTGGAAGGTGCAGTGCCTGGCTTTGGACCTGACGGCATTGGCTTTGGCTTTGGCTTCTTTGAACCGCCACCGTCAATCTGCATGTTGTTGGTTGCCATGGTTTTCTCTACTTTCCTGGGACTACTCTGGCGTCTGCTGGGTACTCAGAAGTTGAGAATCCGTAGCCAAAGAATGGATGGAGCGATTGACGGTTGTCAACCGTAATCTCGTGACCTTCGTGGTCAGCAACTTCGGTGTTAGGGCGAACCTTACGGTACTTGCCGTCGGTTGCGCCTTCTTTGAGGCTTTCGTTCATTGAACGTGATGTGTTAACTGCCATGATTACTTCTTTCTACTCTCCGAGTGGGTTGTAGTCGGTGGTGTGGACAACTTTTCCGTCTACAACAAAACGCTTACGGTCGCCCCTACCGATGTTTAGTGCTGAATAGTCTCGGGCTGCCTGCAATCCGTTACCATTGTAAGAACGCATAGTCTTCCAAGAACCCTTGCCTCTACGGTGCTGAATCTCGTGGAGAGATGTCTCTGGGTCTGGTGCAGATGTCTTTGGTGCTCTGTTAGGCACTGACTCCATTAGTTGCCCTTGCCCTTCATAAGAGTCTGGTGGACATACTGAGCCGTTGCGGCTACCTGAGACTGGTCGTTGCCGTGAACGTCCATAAGGTGTTCAAAAGCGTTGTCGAGAGCGCTCTGGTGACCTTCAGTTGCGGTACCACTACGTTCAGCAGACTCTTTTGCCACACGGGCATCGATGAACCCCTTGAGGGCCTGAGCCTTAGTAGCGAGGTCCATAAGGTCTTTTGGACCTCTACGGTCTGCGTTTACTTCTCTAGTCATGCCATTTTTCCTTTAACTCTGTTGTTTAGGCGTGTCTGATAGCAAGGGTTGCATAAACCTTTGCTATACATAAACTCTACAGGATTAACAACCACGCCACATGTAGGACAAGGTGCTGAACCTTTATACATAGTAGCATTTTGAGCGATTAAAAACGCCTGTAACTCTAAAGTTTCGCCGCCATCACCATCAAACATTTAATTCAAATCCTCTCGAATTGCACGCTTCTTAGCGGCACTACGTGTGCGTGCACGCTTAGTTCCAGGGTTTCCTTGAGCACCCGTCTTGAACCCGCCCGATGCTTCGTTGAGTGCGGCACGCTCTGCCTTTAGGCGAGCGGCGTTAACATCAACCTGCATACGGTTTTTAGCACGGTTCGGAACTGGCTTCATTACTCAGGTAGTCCCTTAACGTTAGCGACCGAAGCGTTGTACTCACCATAGGCTTTTCCAGCGGACATCACGGCTGGGTGCATAGGTGAGTCTACCTTTATACCTGCAGACATCTGGGCTCCCTGAACAGCCTTACTTAGGTCGTGAACGTGGCGCACTGCCTGACTCATGTTGGCTATAGCAGTAGTCTTCATACCTAGGCTGTGTGCACGAGCAGAGCGGGCAACAGCCTCTAGAGCAAGACGGCCATGCTTGGCGACCTCGCTACCATAAGTGGCTCCACCAACAGTGCTGGCGTGCTCCTGCATGAGGCTGTTAACAGCGTTCTTCATGTTTTCGTGATGAGTTGGGTCATCGTGCAACGCCATACCAATCTCTGGTCGAGAAGTTACATTGGCTACCCAAGCACGGCCGAGCGACACCTCTGGAGTTTGGTCTAGGTTTTCTCTAGGGGAGTTAGTGTCGTTTCCTCCACCAACATACTTTCCAGTAAGAAGTTCGCCAGTTTGAACAAAACGAGTGTGAAGTGGGGCAGCCTCTACATCACTGCCGTGCACCTTCCATTTTTCAGGGTCAGTGTTTGGTTCTGCAACCATGTTCTTAACCTGTTGACGGAAAAGGAAGTTACGCTTGCGGTCAGCACCTTCAGAGGAACCAATTCCCATGGCCTCTTCTGGGTTGGCTTTGGCTGCGGAAATAGCCCGAGCAGTAAGTTTCTTTCCTTCTGGGTGAAGTTGCTGCCAGTCAACCTGCTGTTGACCAGATAGTTCATGCCAGTGAGGTAGTTCGCCCGAAGAAGTTACTGGGACAGTTCCTGGAACAGGACGCTGACCTGGAGTAGTAGCGCCTACTCCCAACTTTGGTTGGGTGGCACGCCAATCCTCGTAAACCTTTGGGGCATTAATAGGCACATTGCGGTAACGGCTGTTAGCCCTAACTTCCAGAATAGGTGTTACAGAGTTGACTTTGTTAACTCCTGGGCCTTCTACGGAACTAAGCGCCGCACCCTCTTCTCCCGTGTCATTACGGTTAAAGATTTGGTCCTGCTCTGAAGCACGACGGTCAAAATCGACTCCCAGAGGGGAACCCATCAACCCCGCAATGTCTTGTGGGTTAATTCGTTTCTTAGCCATTAGATTTCTCCTTTAAGTTTTGCAGCCTTGCGTTCGGCGGCGAGTTCTTGGCGTCTCTGTTTCTTTCGGTCTATAGAGGCTTGGCTACGTCCACTCTCTTTTTTCTTTGTGGCAAGGTATTTAGGGTCGCCAGTGCGTGCTCTGTAGTCTGAATCAAGGTTTACTCGGAAACCGCCAGAGTCCGACCTTGTGACGGATGCTGGACTAATAGTTCTCTTATAGTCGCTGTGGGCTTCGTGGAACTTGTCCATCATTCTTTCGTGCCCGATAGTTAACATGCCTAATGCGGACAGTTCTCCATGAGCAGCGTGCATCATTTCGGCAGCGGCTGTCACGTGCGGTTCAACACCCGAGTAGTCATAGTCTCCACGAGCCTTGGAGTCTTCGTGGGCTTGCGCTGCTGTTTCTAGGTGGCTTTTGGCTAGTTCGGCAAACACCGATGCGCCACCAGCGTACTCATGAAGTGCTTGTGCGTGCTGGTGCATTATGCGGATGTGGTCAAATGCCTTGTTGTTAGTGTCGTTAAAATAGGTGGCTTCGTTTTTGTAGGACTCAATGGTAGGCTTAGCGGCGGCGGGGGAAGAGTACTTTCCACCACCCAAATCGCCACCAAAAGGAACAATGGTCTTACCAGCGTTACCCTTGGTGCCCTTATTGCTTTCGACACCCATTAGATGCTCTCCAAACTATTTCTACTAGTACCAGAATACCCTGCAGGGCTTCCGCTGTACCAGGAAACTCGTGGCTCCATGTAAACTCTGTCAACACTTACCACGTCATCGATGGTTGGCGGAGTGCGGTCTCCCCAACCAAAACGTTGTGGGAACAACTGAATCTGTGGAAGTGGTGGTCGAACAATCTGTTGGAGTTCTACACCAGGCATAGCGGCGACCATGAGGGCTTGAGTGGTTAGGCGCTCCATGTTAGAGGAGAATGGGCCGTTGTATGCCCAACGAGGCTGGGCAGGCTGCATTACCTCGGGACTAGCCCAAGGTTTCGTGTAGTCGTAACGACCATCCATAGTGTTAGCCATTATTTGCCCTCACCTAAACCTGCTTCAAAATGAGCACTTCTAGTTACGATTGGGCGTAATCCGTGACTTGATGGGTCAAGTGTCGGGTTCTCAGCAAGAAGGTTAGTAGTTTGGGTAATTGCCGCCTTAGCAGTGCTCGCTGCTCGAGTGTTGACCTTTACCTTATTATTAATTTGGTGGGTCCAGTGCATTGCCTGAAAATCTGCCACAGTGGTGTCAGACGGCACTAGCCCCTGCTTTAAGGCGTGGGCGTGGGCGTGGGCGTACACATTCTGCATAAAGTTGTAAACACCTGCTTTTGCAAGGTGTTCGTTACCTACGCCGTACTTAATGTGGTAACTGTCTAACGCAGCATCATAGGCGTGGGTGTCAATAGTGGCAAAGGGGTGTGCGCCACCCGTATCAAGAGTTTTAGTAAAGTCTGAAGTTTTACGTGAACCGTTTGGATTTTCTTTAAAAACTTCCAAAGGCTTAACGTCATTGTTGCGGACCTTGAGTGCGTCCAAAATGTTGGCGGTTGTTTGGAGGTTTAAAGGAGTTCCAGAAAGACCTGCACGCCTGCGAAGAACTTTACCTTCATCACCAGGAAGTTCGCCCGCTCTGCGGATAAGGCTGTGCTGCTTGTCAGTAATTCTTAGCAATTGGAGGCCCATCATGCGGTTTTTACCCCACTCAGTTCCTGAGGAGAGTTTGCCTAAAATTGCTGCGCCACCTAAACGGCCAACACCAGCCTCGCTACCAATGTACTCAGAGTCTTCTTGACCTCCTGGGTACCAGTCTTTACCTGCAGTAATGCTTTCAGGGGTAAATTCTTTAGTGCGCTTAACAAGGTTGCGTACTAACTGCTTGTGCACTTCTGGTGTTAGGTCAAATTTTCCTGGCTCGATTTTCACGTTATCTCCAGACTGGCTTCAAATACGCCATAGCGTTTTGACGCTGAGTGTTGATAACGCCAGGCGAGTCGGAACGCATGTTCGACTTACCGTCATTGACAAGGTGTGGGGCAGGGGTGAGTTGCATCTGCGGAGTAGAGCGAGGAATCATCCAAACAAGACCACCATTGATGTTTACTTGCTTTGCTTTTCCCTGACGCTTCAAACCCATCTGGTCGTTGAAGTCGCTAGGCCAGTAGTACATCGACGGCTCAATGCGCTCACCTTTGTGAACACCACGCTGGTAGGACTTTTGTCCGACACGGCTCTTAATGGAGTCCAACAGGCGGTCGTCACGACGACTGCGGATAGTTCCTAGGTAGCCATCTGGGTATTCTGCTTGGGGTACACGACCTGTACCAATACGCATAGCGTCAAGGTCAGAACGGGCGACAGAGATTCCCTGTCCGCCCATGTTGTTGTACCCCTGAAGACCGCCGCCACCAAGTGACTGCCAGTTCTGACTAGGGCTGAAGTTGTTTACTGCACCCGCCATAGTTACCCCGCTCTATAGTTAGGGTTTTGAATGTCGCCGTCAATGTAGTTGCCGTGCTTGTCAGCGTGCGCCTCAACATCAGCATAATCAATGCCGTGCTTCTTAGCGTAAGCAATCTTGGCTTCTCTAAACTTTTTGCTACTCCAAATAGCCTTTTCATTACGGTCGTCTGCTTTAAGCAGTGCTTTGTTTAGGCTAGGTTCTTGCGCTGAGGCGTCAACGTCAATTGAGCCGTCTTCGTTTCTCCAAGAACCAATCGAAGAACCTTCACGAGAACCTGTGGCAACTTTAATGTCACGAACCAGTTTCGGAAAGGAGGTGAACATCTTGGCGTCGCTCTCTACAGGAACCGTATCTATTGGGTTACCTTTAGTGTCAGGCTCTCTACCTACTAGATAAGTGTCTGACGATGGGTCGTCTGCGTTAACAAACTCACCAGTGTTAACGTCCATAGTGGCTCCTTTTCCAGTTCTAGTTTTAGAACTGAAAATGGCTGCGCTAAGGGTTGGGTGGTAACCGCTAGTAGGAGTGGCTTTGCTCTTCCACTCTGGGTTCAGTCCGCCTTTTGGCATTGAAAATCCTTCTAGTTACCGCTGTTGAATGTTGGTGTGCTAGTGTCGCCGCCAAACTCGTAAATACCCTTTTGAGTACGCTTGCTAATACCTAGAACCTTGCCGTGAGCAATGTCCTTAGTCTTAAAAGCGGCACCAGCAATCTCATCACTGGTACGGAACCCTTGGCGGTAGGATGGCCCACCGCTTTCAGGACCAGAGTAGTAGTCGACACCTTCGCCGCCTTCAGCAGCAGAGTAGTGCTGCTCCGACGAAAGGGCGGAGTGACCCTTAGGCATTAGAGGCTCGAAGCCTGCATGCCGCCTTCGAAGTTAGGGTTTGCACGACCCGCTACCGAAGGGATGATGCGTGCGTTAGCCATGGTTGGGCCAGCCGCAGGGTCAATCGTAGGTGTGTAAGGTACGTTGATACGGTACGAAGCACCAATACGCTCGATGTTCTGACGGTTAGCCTTGCTACCAGGGTTGGTAGGGTCAGCAGCCTGAACATTCTTCTTAGGAACTAGCGTGCCACGCAACTGACCTGGGTTGATTTCATCCATCTGACCGTAAGCCGACATGTCTGGGCTACCTGCACCCATAGGGATGCGTGGGCTACCCATTGCTGATGCGGCGTCGTAAGCCTCGTGGTGGGTTGTGTGGTTGCGGTTCTTCATGTTACCTGCTGCCTCTAGGGAATTGGTGGGTGTGCCATTGCGACGGCGCATGCCGTGGCCAATGCTAAATGGAGTTGCCATGGTGGCTCCTTTATCTCTCTATAAGAGTAAACCTTTTTTAACTTGCTGAAATGGCAAACACAATGGCAGAAATTTCTCCATCACGAGACTCAATGGTTGTGAAGCCTGGCTTACAGGTGAGGTCGAGACCTCTTGGAGCAACATAACCACGAGCAATGGCGATAGCCTTTACTGCCTGGTTTACTGCACCTGCGCCAACTGCACGGAGTTTCACTTGACGGTTTTCGTAGATTGCGTGTGCGATTGCTGAGGCAACTGACTGCGAGTTAGAGCCTGCGCTTACTCGTAGGAACGGCTCCTCAGTGGAGGGTGTGACGATTTCTTCTGACATTTGTAGTCCTTAGTGTTCGATTTATGCGCCAACCTCGACTACTAGGATAACCAATTAGGGCAGTAATGTATCCCTATACTTCGGGTCTTTTATTTGTTCTACGATTGCCGCTTCAACATCATTTATAGATGTTCCTGTGGCTAATCTGCCCAGGGAGTAGGCGTCTGCGGCGTTGTCGTCGTTAAATTCGAGTCCCCAACGCTTATAGATTTGCATCAGCATCTCTTGTTTCTTGGCGTTGCCCTTGCCTGCGGCGTACTTCTTCAGGGTCATGGGCGGTATTTGTAGGGGAAAACGCATGTGCTCAGGGAAACCTGGTGTGGCGTTGTTAGTGCCGTGGAAATAGTCAAACACTTCTAGTTTGACTGCGGCGGAGAGTTCGCCTAGAACTAGGGCTGATTGGGAGGCGAGGACGGTACCCTCCATGGCAATCTCTTCAATCCGATTGCCTCTTTCCTTCAACCATTCGAATCTGTCGAACATGAAGGTTTGGATGTCGTCAAGTCTTTGGACACCACGATACGGGGACTTGTACACCCAGGTCATGTGGCTTGAAGGAAGTTCAATGGAAACCGCCGATAGCGCAAACCCTGTTAAGGACTGGTCTATGCCAATGGTTACTTTATGGTTGCTCGGGAGGTTCCCATTGAACTCCTTAGTTGCCATTATGCGCCTTCATCATAGCGATTGTCTTCTCTAACTCTGCAAAAAGTTCTTCCTTGCTTGAGTCGTTTACGATAACTAAATCAAATGCGCTGGTTGGGTAGGAGTCCATGGCTACGTCTGAGCCGTGGCTGTTTACTGGTCCAACATCTGGGCGAGTTACTTTCCAGAGGCGTCCCCCTGCACGCAGGATGGCGTCAGCCTCGTTGTGGTAGCGGACGTCTGAGAACACAACATGCATCTCTTCGTTCACGACCTCCATGGCTTTCTGTACCCAAACATCTTCACCAAACATCTGGCGACCAACCTCAGTGCCCATGCGCTGTAGGAGGTGGCGTACATCGTCACTGTTTTCTTTTAGGTAATCCCAGCCGAGTTCCTTTACGGAACGAGCCAGTGAAACACCCACCATGGTGCCTACGTTGATTCGTGGGTCGAGACGAAGCAGTGCCTCCCTCATAGGGTCAGCAAATGCTCGGCGTACAAATCCATGGTGCTGTACTAGAAACTCAGCGACAGTGTCTTTACCTGAGCGGGCGTACCCTGTCAGACCGATAATCACAGTCCCTCGTCCTCGTCATACCAGTCGGTGAACTCTTCGTCTGGGAAGAACAAGAAGTTGAATAGCCAGTAACTGGCCAAGACCACTACGACTAGCCCAATCGCTGAAAGGATGATTACTGATTCCATTATGCCCACTCCCTACGGGTTGAGCGAAGGTCGTTGGAGCGGCGAGTAATCTCACGGCTCACAAGCGACAGGTCACGCTCATGATTAGTGAGGAGCATCTCCACCAACTTGCGGTAGGCGTACTTCTCCTCGTAGTCGTTTTCTAGTTCAACAATTTCTGGGTGAATAGAAATCTCTGCCTTGACAGCAGTGATGCGCTCACCCTTTACTTGAGCACCCATGCGCTTGATGAGCATTGAGTTCTCGGCAAAGTCTTTCTTCTTCAGAGCGGCTCGCTCTTCAAGTTCAGCCATTACCTTCTGGGAGGCGATGTAGTCAGTCCATGAGGTCAACTTGGTGAACAGTTCACCCAACTCCTCAGACGACACAGCGGTGATGTCTGGTGGCAGTTGTACCTGCTCTTCACTTGGCTTACGGAACGTTAGGTTCCAGCCATTGAACTTAGTGATGGCGTTCATTAGTCCTCCTTGTATGGTGAGCACTGTGGGCAGGTACCGCCAAGGTTGTTGTTGCAACGAGGGGCAACACCGTCCTCTACAGCCTTTACAACCTTCTCGGCTTTCTCGAAGATGTGACGTACAAGTTCGAAGTCACGCTTTACAGCGAACTCCTTGAATGACTGGTCAGCCTTCAACTCGTACAGGAATACAATCTCATCGATTGGGTTGCCGTCATCGTCAACGTAGCCCATGCGGTTCATGAGTTCTAGGTAAACCTGACCCTGCATGATGTGGTCGGAGAATGGGCGAGTGATACGTCCCCACGCCTTCATAAGGTCTCCGTCTGCTTCAGCCATGAGGGCTGGCGCACCGTAGCGGATAGTTCCTGGACCAATCGACTTAATCTCGATTAGGGCATCGTTGCCGATTCCCTTAACCCAGCCGTCTGTGTGTCCAGCGATACGGAGTTTGTCGTCACGGAGAGTTACTTCCGCATACTCCAACAGGTCGCCACGACCACAGGTGTCGCACTTCTTAGGTGACGTACCCCAAGTGGTGTCGCCACAGTCTTGGCACTTGAACTTGCCGTGAAGCACGCCCATGTCCTGAAACCATGACTGCCACTTGGCGTGGACCTGGTGACCAGTGTCGAAGATGCTCTGCAACTTGAGGCCAGGGTTGGCAGACACCTTTGGGTACCCCTTCAGCAAGAAGTACGAGCCACGGAGGCAGAAGTCCTTCTTAATCATTTCTGACGGGTGTAGCACGGTGGTGCTACGGTCGCCCGCAGGGCGCTTCTGTAGGTACCGCTCGATGTCGCCCAGTAGGCGGCTCTTGTTCTTCTTAGCGTCTAGGAACCTCTTCAGGTCTCCGCTACTTACTGCTCCCATTTTCCTTCTCCTTATGTTGCATCACAAAATCTTTGAGTGGCATCTTGTTCTTGAACTCTCTTTGCCACTTTCTTATTAAAGCATTTCTTTCTCTGTGACTCAAGCCACCCCAGATGCCGTGTTGCTCATCTGTTGCGATTGCGTGCCAGAGACACTCTACTCTAACTGGACAAGGCGGTTGCTCGCTAGTGCCGAAGCAATAACTTTTCGCTTCTGCGGCAATCGCCTTGTATCTTTCCTTATCCCTAGGTGGGAAAAAGATGTCGGGGTCAGGGACGTCAAAGCAGGCGGCTTCCTGAAACCAACGGGTGTTATCTACGCTGTAGGCGTCTTCACTCATGAAGTTTGTTCCACATTTCTAAAAAGTCCGTCTCCATGAGAATGACATAGTCTTCCCCATCAAGATGGATTCCGAACACTGGTAGCCGTCCGTCCATAATGGCTTCATTAGTTATCTTCTTGAGTTCTTTGGAACTGATAGTTTTGGTTAACTTACCAGTCCACTTGTGCTCAATCAGGAGGGTCTCGCTTCGGACATCGCCCTTACGGGACCAAAAGGCCCCAGAAGCAGCCGTGGTTTGCCCTCCTACGGCTTTAGCGAGGCGTTTCTCGTGCTTCTGGGACTGCTTCTGACCTTCGGACTTCAATTACTCTTCGTCCTCGGGAATTGTAATCTTTCCTTCTTTGTAAGCCTTGATAATCTTCGGCACTAGGAAGAACAACTGCTCACGGCTGTAACAGGTGGTGCAACCGCAGAATGGTTCGCCCGATAGAGGGACGAAGTCTGACTCTTCGCCGTCAATCAGTTCTTCACAGTTTGACATGTACTCTTCGTAGTCGTGCTCAAGTGCTTGGGCAAAGATAACATCTTCTACGTAAAACTCTGGCTTACTCATCTTCTGTAGTTCCTCCTACGAAACTGTCTGGTGTGTTTAGGACCTTCTCACGAAGTTCTTCATAGAAGTCTACCTCTTCACGGATAGAGTTTACAAGCGCCTCTTGGCCATTCCATTTACGCTCTCCGTAATAAATCCAACCACCCTTGCGGTCTACGATTCCCTTAACGATTGCCATGGCGGCAACTTCCTTGGCGGTGTCGAAGTCACCAGCGTCATAGATGCTGTGGTCTGAGAAGTAGAAGTCCACATAAGCGGTACGGCTTGGTGGGGCTGTCTTGTTCTTTAGGGTGCGAATCTTGATGCGCTGACCTACACGGGTCTTGTTCCCCGATGGCCCAGTCTCAATCCACTCGTCACGGCGAACCTCAGAGCGAGTAAAGAAAGCGTAGTCCTTACCTACACCGCCAGGCGTGGTGCGTGGGTCTCCGTGCATTACGCCAATCTTCATGCGGTACTGGTTGATGATGATGCCTAGGATTGGGCGTTCAGCCTCGACCATGGAACGCTTCATGGCGGCTCCAGCCTTGCGGAAGAACTTGTTGGTGATGAGTGCGCCACGACCTACGGTCATCTCGTCCATCGACTTCTCGTCTTCAGGGCCTGGGACTAGGGCAGGAAGAGAGTCAATAACGATAGCGTCAACTGATTTCGATTCAGCAAAAGCAAGAACTGTGTCATACGCTTCCTCCATGATGTTGGTTTCTACAACAATAACCCTACTAGTGTCTACGCCACACATCTCGGCGTACTCTGGAACCCACTGCTCAGCGGCTACCCAGACTGCTGTGAACTCTGGGTCTTTCGCTTGGTTGGCGGCGATGGTTTTGAGTGCGATGGCAGTTTTGCCGTGAGAAGGTTCACCAACGAGTTCGTTCCACTGGTTGGTAGGGAAACCGCCTCCGAGGATGTAGTCAAAAGTTGTAGAGCCACTTGTTGCTCGCTGGATAAGGTCTCCACGAATGTCTCCTCCGATGACGACAGTATCTGCGCCAAACTTCTTGTTGATTGCCGCCATTACCTTTTTGGCGTCTGCATTGATTGCCATTACTTCTCCATCAAATCATAGATAGAAACCCAAGTTTCGTTTCCATCTTCGTCCACCGAAGGGAACCCTGCGATGTCATTTTTAGTTTCTACGATGCCATTCTGTACGAGAATACCAACGAGTTCGCTTCGAGCCTGCAACCACTCAGCGGTGCGTACTTTCTGTGCGTGGTCTGCTAGGTCGATTAGTTCACAGTCTACAGTGTTCACTTCGATAAACTTCTCTCCCTTTGTGTAAATTGTGTCTTTAACGATTGTTTCTGCATCAGCAAGGACGTTTCCTGCCACCATCAGTGCGTGAGTGCGTTCGTGGTTCAATGTGATGAACGCAGTGTTTTCTGGTGTATCTAGGAACTTGCGCTTGCGGTCAGAGTAGTGGAGCGTGCTGTATTGGAACTTTGGTCCTTTCCAGTTGTGCTTCACCTCTACCTCAAACTTGTGCTCTTTACCTTGTGGGTCTGTTGCTAAAACATCGATGCCGTATTGGTCTGGATTGACGTATGCCTTCCAGCCTTGACCGTTGAAGTAATCAACGATTTGGTCCTTAGCCGTGTCGTCGCTGTCATAGAGGGACTGGCTAAATGGTTTCTTTGACACTATCCGTCAATCCTTCCGATGATGCCTTGTGGGTTCCAGTTGCTGGTCGAATCATTTCCATTAGCCGCCTTAGCAGGACCATCAACATGTGCACCCTGTAGCGCACCATACCTACCGCCTGATTGCTCCACGGGGTACCCACAATCAAAGCACCTCGGCGCTGTATTCGCCACAGCCATAAAGTTAGCCGACCCGCAGTCAGGACACGAAGAAGTCTGCGAACTGGATGGGAGGCGAACCGCTGTCTGGGGCTGAAAGGAAGGCATCTGAGCCATCGGTTGCTGGCTTGGAGGCATCGGCGGTGTTGGGTCTGGGCGACCTACAGGTGCTTGTGGTGTGGTGTTAGCGAGTTTGCTTGCCCACCAGTCTGCGTTATTCATTATTTCTTCTTTCCGTTGAGAGTGATGAACTCAAGGTCAACAAGTTGGGAAACTGCGCCAATCAGAAGGTGGGACATAGAGTCCTCAAGCATCTTCTTGGTGGTCTGGTCTAGCACCTGCAACAACTTAGCGGCCATCTTGTCGTCAACCTCTGAGATAGCGTGTGGTGCTGAGTCGGCGGTTGCTTGTGCAAACATGGCGGCGTAGCCGTATAGGAGCGGGATTAGTGCGCTGATGCGTTCGACACGCAGTTCGCTCTCATCCTCATACTTTTGCTGGACGTCCACGCTGATAGGTGGGCAACCCAAAACTTCGCTGGCTTCATAAGCATCTGGAATACCTGTGTCAAACATGAACTCACGGATGTGCGCTTTAATTTGCTGTGGAGAAGTAATGGATGCGTACTTTGGCTTCTTCTTCTTTTTGAAAATCACTTTGCCTGACCCCACTTGTCAACAATCTTTACGTCCGCAATCAACGGCACAGTAATCTCTTTCAACTTGATTCCTTCCATTGATTTACGGATTGCTTCGGCGGTTTCCTCAGCACGGTCTTCGGGCGTAATCGTAACGAGTTCGTCGTGGACCGTTAGAACTACATTAATGTCTTTCTCATCCAAAAAGCAAGAGTGAGCACGGACCAAAGCGAGTTTCATGATGTCAGCGGCTGAGCCTTGAATGACAGTGTTGAAGGCTTGGCGTTCGGCACGAGAGACCTCTAGGCGGTCGTTGCTGGTCAACCAAGGAATGTAGCGACGACGACCAAAAATGGTCTCTACGAACGGCACACGGCCGCTCTGCTTGGCTAGGCGAACGACCTTGTCTTTGTACTTGGTGATGGACGAGAACTCTTTCTCGAAACGAGTTAGCAGGTCCTTTGCTTCCGTCACTGAACAGCCGATAGAGGATGCAATCTTGTCTGGACCAACACCGTACGAGATGGCAAGCACAAGAACCTTACCTGCCTTACGGTCAACACCCATGGTGTCACCAATCGTGGTGTAGATGTCTCCGCCAGTTACGTAGTTGTTTACAAGGCGAGGGTCGCCAGAGAATGAGGCGATTACTCGTGGCTCAATCTGTGAGTAGTCAGCAACAACCAACTTGTGCCCTGGAGGCGCAGTGAACAGGTCACGAACCAACTTGCCGTACTCACCAGAAGAGGGGATGTTCTGCAGGTTTGGTTCGCTTGAAGAGAAGCGGCCAGTCTCGGCACCGTGTGCCTTGAAGTTGGTGTGCACACGACCGTTGATTAGTAGCGACTTCTTTTCGACCACGGTCTTCTTGCCAGAGGTCTCACGCTCCACCATTCCGCCCTTGTACGGGGTTACATAGGTGGTCATGAGTTTGTTCAAGTCGGCGTATTCAAGTAGAGCGTCAACGAGTTCGTCTTTGCCACGGTAAGGCTCGAGAGCCTCAGCCGATACTGAGAAGTTAGCCTCGGTAAGTTCACCGCCAGCCTTCTGAACTTCTTGACCCTTGTTGGTTAGTGCGCCCTTGAACTTTAGGTTTGGTTTGATGCGTGGCTTCTTACCGTCAATAGAGGTGTAAAGGAGGCGCTGTTTCTCCGCTACCGAGTTGATAGCAAACGCTTCACCAGCAATACGGAACGCTTTTGCTTTCGCCATCTCTTTGTCGTTGCCGATACGTTCGGCAAGGTCGTCAAGCATGTCGGTGTCGATGTATGCGCCTGTAAGTTCCATGTCGCAAAGAACAGGGAGAACGTCCATCTCTAAACGCCACACCTTGTTGAGGTTACCCTCAATCTTTGGTGCGAGTGCTTTGTACAACTTCCAAGTCAGTTCGGAGTCAATACCTGAGTACTCAGCCACTTCAGAGAAAGAGTGCAGAGCAACGTTCTCTCCAACACCCTTCTCCATCTCTACGCCAAGTTCACGCTGAACACAGGCTTTCAGGTTTAGCCCGTTCTTGTTT